AAATAAAAACGTAGAAATATTACAATTGGATGGCAATTTCTATTTTAATGTAAATCAAGTAGGAAATGTTTTAGGATTACCTAACTTGAGAATTAATACTCAACGATATGAAGAATATGAAAAAAAGCTCATAAGTAACTCTGATATAAAGACTTATTCTAATGAAACACTTAGTGACATAAGAAAATTACACAATACTGGTGAACTTTTTCTTACTGAATCAGGTTTGTATAGAGCAATATTCAAATCAATAAAACCTAATGCTAAAAGATTCCAAAAGTGGGTTTTTAGTGAAGTATTACCAGATATCAGAAAACATGGAATGTATGCTACTCAAAACACAATTGATAATATGTTAGAAGACCCAGACAGAGCTGACAGAATAGAAGCTCAAAAACAAAGAGATATTGCAATTGCTACAAAAGCAGAAATAGGTAATAGAAGAGAAGCTACAGCAATGGCAACAGCTAGTGTGGCAGTTAGGAGATTAAATAAAGCTAATGCAGAATTAGGTCGAACTAAGAAATATGCTTCTATTTTAAAAGTTGCTCTAACTTTAGGTCGGAGTGAAAAAGAATTCAGCTGGCATAAACTAAAGAAAATAACTTTAGAGCTGGGAATGGAGGTTAAACGTATTCCTGACCCTAGATTTGGATATGCAAATACTTATCCAGCCAAAGCTTGGGAAATCGTTTACGATATTAATCTCACAGAAATAATGTAATTTTATTTTCTAACGTACGAAATCGTACGTTAGAAATAAAGGAGAAATATAATGCAAGGAATGTTAGACCTTAGAAAGTTCAAGATGAGAGGATATCAGGAAGCCATTTTAAAGCTCATAGGCGACTTTTTCAAGATACCAGCTAATAAATATTCCAAATTAGCCATATCCTCGCCTACAGGGACAGGAAAGGGCATCATGCAATTAATGTTCCGTCTCCTGCTTCTCAAAATGTCAAAAGACATCAAAGTGCATCTGATAACTACAAGATTGTCAATTATCATCAATTATCTCAAATCTTTAGATTATGATGTTGCAGCTATGTCAGCCGCTGAAATGAGACGAGAAGCCAAGAAACTTGACATCTACACTTATGGCTCATATAGAAACCTACTGGTAGATGAGAAACTTGCACCGCCAAACGTGCTACTTGTAGATGAGTGTCATCATTTGATGCCAAATAACATCTTAACTGATGACATTATGTATTTTATGTCCGAAACTAAAATAGTCGGATTCACAGCAACTTTCCAGAGAGCTACAGCAAAAGCAACTAAGAGATTACATGACAGCTTTGACAAACACTTGCAAGCTATTAGCATACCTGACGCAAGAAAACAGGGGTTTTGGAAAGTGCCTAACATCATAACGAAAGGTCTTATAGATGATGATGTCATGAAAGTATCAAAAGGTAAGTTTGAGATTAGGTCAGTTGAAGCTGAATTCAAGAAGTTAGGCATAGGGTTATTTTCTGAAGTTATTGGAACAGTTAAGAAATACCAAAAGATTACAAACTTTGCACCTTGCATAGTTGAAGTACCTAGCGTGGAGATAGCTCAGAACTTAGTGACTTTTGCCCAAGGTCAAGACCTTGAGTCAGCTATGATTACGCACAAAACTCCTGACAATGAAAGATATGAAACATTAGACCGACTGGAACGTGGTGAAGTCGTCTTATTTCAAGTTTCTATCGTCTCAGAAGGGTTTGACTTACCTGACCTTGCAGTATATATCGACCTAAAACCTAAGAATTCAGTTGTTGACTTCATGCAGAGTTTTGGACGGATAACTAGACCAAGTACAAAATACAAAGAGAAATATTATATTTGCTTCAATAGAAATATTAGCAGACATGCTTATAACTTTGAGGGCGAAATATTGCCTAATGTGATAAAAGAAGCGCAAGATGCATTTGATACACCCCCTAAGAGACAAGGCGGTAGAGTTTTTGGTTTTGAGAAGATGGGCAAATTCAAGCCAATACCTTTTACTCGAAAAGATGGGATCATTGGAAGCTACTACCTCATTCAAGCTATGGAAGGTCTAAAATCTGAGAAGTGGGCGGTAATCCTTGACCCTACACGAAAAGAGCCTTTAGTGGCTAAGAGGACGGATATAAGGACAGGAGAGACCAAGACGATGACTAGAGGTGGTCAGACTTTTGAAGTCCCTTGTATAAATTATGGAAAATGGGAAAAAGCAGAGGTTCCTAGTGAACAATTTGCAGGATATAAAACTGATAGCAGAAAACAGAAAATGAGTGAAGCCCAAAAAAGATGGTGGGGTCGGACATCTGAATCCAAAGGACTCTGTTCTAGTTATGAGCCTAATGCTCGACAGTTTCAAATAATGCCTTTACTAAACGATTTAAATCTTAACATTATGGAGATAAAATAATGGATAATGCTACAAACGCTCAATTGATAGATATATACAAACTAGTTAGTGAAAAAAGCCAAGAAGCCCTACAACAACATCTTATAGAAGAGATAATCAAATATAAAGGCAAGTCAAGACCAGTCAAGCATATACAAGAATTAGGATCTAAAGAAAGCCCTATTAAAGCTTCATCAACCCCTGACTTACTAGGTTGTAGTCGTAGGTTCACTGCAAGAGTCACTGAGGAATTCACTGACGAATCTGAAGCTATGCAAAAAGGTAGCCTAGCTGGTAATTTTATATACTTATCTCTTAATGGGTTTTCAGAACCTGAGATACTACCGACACTTAAAAAAAAAGCAGGTGCCTTAACCGAAAAAGTAAAAGAAAATACCTTGCAAAAAGCAAGAAACCTAATAAGATACCTACGCTCAGGCGTGTTAGGAAAAGTAAGAACAGACTTAATGGAAAAGAGAATGACAGCTAAGCTAGGTAAGTTTTGGTATACAGGAGCTATGGATATCGTAACTGAGGTAGCTGGAACTTTGCACATATATGACTTGAAATTTACAGGTAAAGACGTTAAAGCTGGGTTCTACAAATACTATATGCAACTTGCAACATATAAAGAACTCTTAGAGGATTTCCAAGATATGCCAGTTGAGATAGGTGGTATAATCCGAATTAATAGCTTTATCAATGATGGCGAAAAACCCCTCAAAGCTATGGCAATGTGCAAAGGTAGCTCTATTTTCACTACTGAGCATCTTAATGACAGGCTAGAAGAGATGCAAAAGGATGCAGAGAATAATAGAGAGCAGAGAACTAACATTTCTGAAGTTTGTGCTTACTGTGGAAAATGTTTCAGTGCTGTTTCGACTACTCATCAGAATCAACTTGTGATAGTCAAACCAGAACCAGAACCAGAACCAGAACCAGAACCAGAACCAGAACCAGAACCAGAACCAGAACCAGAACCAGAACCAGAATTCGATGTATCTAAACTAGATAAAGTCCACGAAGAGAACCAGAGGAATAAGAAAGAAAGAGAGCCAAAGGAAGTAGTAGCCCCTGTAGCCCCTGTAGAGACTACAGTTGACCTAACCAATATCACAATAGATAAAGACACTTTATCTGCCTTAGGAGATGTTGGCTCATGGATGTAAGAAGTAAAGGAATACTGATAGACTCAGCTATCAACCAATACCACTGGAAGCAAAACATCCCTGTTATGCCAGAGGATTTACAAGACATCTATGATAGCTATGTAGCAGACTACGAAAACGATAGGGTGTACTCCGTGCAACAAAGTTTCAAGTTCACTATAGACAACTCCCTATATGTTGGCAGAGCTGACCAAATAAGACATGGCAATAAGGGGCTTGCTGTATGGGATATTAAGTATAGTGCATTACAGGGAAAGGTTTTAGTTGATAACTATATAGAATCTCTAATGATATATGCCTACGGCTTAAAAGTTCGTATTGGTGGTATTATCAATGTGAGGAACTATTCTAACTTGCTCCCTGTTTTTCACATTATAGATGCTCCCTGTCCTAAATCTTCAGAGATGAGAATACTAAATAATCTGATACATGAAGAGAATTATAAAAGAAAATAGTTGACATATAGGACAGTATCTGATAAGATACTGTCTTTTTAAGGAGGTTTTTTCAATGCAGGGTATCAAAAACTTAGTGTATTTTGACTTAGAGACTCGAAGCCCACACAACATCAAACTAATAGGTGGAAATGCTTACGTAGCAAGCAAACACACCTATATAATGAATTGTCACGCTATAGTTCTTAATCTTGAGACTAAGCGAAAACAGACTTTTGATTATATAGCTACTGAGCCACATACAAAAAGCGTTATATCTACGCTTAAAGCTATAATGGAGAGACCTGATACTATAACTATAGCCCATAATGGCGATGGTTTTGACTTTGCTCTAATGAAAAGAGCTTGGGGTATAGATATTAAGCTCCCTGTTGACTCAATACCTCTAATGGCTAGTTTTTATGCGGAGCGTAGTGCTTCATTAGAGGCGATAGCTCAGAACATAGATAAAAACTTAGGAAAAGATAAGTTAGGCTCAAAAGCCATGTTACAGTTAGCCTGCCCTAAAGGTAAGAAATACATGGAGCTAGACGAGAGTTTAGGTGCATATTTAGCTAGGCTTGGCAAACCTGATTTAAAATCTTGTTTCCTTCCTATAGTGAAGAAAAAGATGGATGAGTCTCACGAATATTGTCAAAAAGATGTGCAACTCCTAGAGCGTATTTGTAGTATGCCTAACGCTGAAAAGGACATCATATCTATACTGATAAATCATAAGATTGGCAAGGAAGGTATCCGAATAGATGTACCTTTTATCAAGCTACTCCTAAAAGAGATAGATAAGCTAAAGAGTCAAATATCTAAGGATATAGGGATTCCTAGAGAGGTATTAACATCTACCCAAAAGTTCAAGAAAGCGGCTAAAGAGGAAAAGTTAGAGTTGGAATCTTGTAGTAAAGAATACCTCCTAGAGAAATTACAAGATAGCGAACTTTCAGACAGGCATAAAAGTATCATTCAGGCGAGATTAGATATGAATAAGTCCTCCTTAGCTAAGCTACAGAAAGCTTTGGACGTGAGAGTTGAAGACAGACTCCTAAATCAAATCAAGATGAATCTGACGCAAACAGGGAGATATTCTGGTAGAGAGTTCCAACCCCATAGTTTACCATCAAGCAAAAACCCTTGGCAGAATCTAGTCAAATTGCTTAGTGGGAAAGGGCTCGACAATATCGAGGAGGCTGTTAGCTTAGTTAGACTAACTATAGTTCCAGAGGAAGGTCATAAGTTCTCTGTAATTGATTATGCATCTATTGAAGCTCGTATACTCGTCTGGCTTGTAGAAGACCACGCTAAAATTAAAGGTTATAATGAGGGTGTTGACTTCTATAAGAACTTAGCCGCCAAGATATATCAAAAACCTATTGAAGATATCGAAAAAGCAGAGAGGACAGTAGGTAAAGTCCTAGTATTGGGTTGTGGGTATCAAATGGGAGAGGATAGACTAGAAGAGCAACTAGATGCTTTCGGAGCTGAATTACAAGGTAAAACACCTTACGAACTACTTAACGCTTTCCGTGATGAGTACAGCTTAGTTGCAGGTACTACAGTTTGGGAGGCTGGTAAGCCTAAGTTATACAAAGATAAGTATCAAGTTAGGACTGGTGGGATGTGGAAAGATATGAACACAGCTTTCTCTAATCTCATATCAGGTGAGACAAAAGAGGAAAGCTTATACAAAGTCTACATGGAACGTATAGGAGATGACATCCACTTGACATTACCTAGCGGACGTAAGCTATACTACAGAAATGTTGGCGTTTTATGGTACTCTAAAGACATAGAGGAAGCAAATGAAGGGCTGACTCAAGCAAAAAGGAAGATAGCCTACTCAAAAAATGCCGATGGGACTCCTAACTTTAATATAACCAAAGAAGAGGGTGAGGAGCTAAAAGCTCTGAATTACAGCCCTGCGATGACTTATGGCATCAATACACCCATAAAGATATATGGGGGTAAGATAGTAGAAAATGTGGTACAGGCTATAGGCAATTGTATATTGAGACAAGCACTGAAAAATATAGTGACTAGAGGGTATGCTGTAGCTTTACACGTCCATGACGAAGTTATAACAAATGTAAAGAATAAAGAAGACCATGATAAACTAATGAAGCTAATGGTAGATATGCCTAAATGGGCGGAAGGCATACCTCTAGATGTAGAAGGAGGTATAATGAGCAGATATTCTAAAGAGCCAGAACCTTCTGGTTTTGAACTTGCAAAAGAGATTGCAGAATACGATAAAGAGTACTTTAAAAACAATGAATCTAAAATATCAGACCAAGATTATGATGCGAAAGTTGAAAAACTGAATAGTATCAACCCTGAATTAAAAGTAATGGGCAGTGACCTACAAGAGGGATTCGACAAAATTCTGCACACAACAAAGATGTTATCTATGGAAAAGGTGTTCAACTTCACTAAGTTAAAGAAGAGGCTCAAGAAGATAAATATAGAGAACAGTTTCATTATAGAACCAAAAATTGACGGTGTAGCAGTAGAATTAAGATACCTTAAGGGTGTATATGACCTAGCTCTCACTAGAGGAGATGGAAAAGAGGGTGATTGCATAACTGAGCAAGTTAGAAGTTATGTACCTCAGACCATACCGACCAGATTTGACGAGATTCACATTAGGGGTGAGTTCTATATCAATACTGAAACCTTCAAGAAAAAATACAGCAAGGATTATAAAAATGCTCGTAATTTTGTAGCAGGTAGTTTAAAACAGTTAGACCCATCTATAACGGCTTCAAGAGATTTGAGCTTTATGAGCTATGATATCGGATATATTGATGACAATAAACGCTTAGAAATGAGCTTTACAGATTCTTATATAAAGTTACTCAAATATGGATTTAAAACACCTGCTTTTCAAATTTGTAATGTTGATAATGTAATGTCAAAAATTGATATCCTAGAAAATGCAACTCTTGAATATGCTACGGATGGTGTGGTTATCAAGAATGATGCACCCGAAGCTGCAATGTTTGGTAAGAGTTCAAAGTATTTTGCAGATAGGTTTGCTTACAAGTTTGATACTGAAAAAGCCATATCTGAAGTGCTAGGGGTTACCTTCAAAGTGGGTCGAACTGGAAATATAACACCTGTAGCTCAGATAACCCCTGTAGAGTTGACTGGCTCTACGATATCTAAGGTAACAGTCCATAATCTTGATAGGTTAAGGGAGCTAAATCTTAAAGTAGGGGATGTCATAGAGATTAAAAAAGCAGGAGAGATAATACCAGCAATATGTAGAGTAGTGACTAGTATAGAAGGTATGTGCATGTTTCCTGCATATTGTCCATCTTGCAAAGAGTTACTAGACTATGGATCCTGCAAAAATGAAAAATGCGGAGTAAAAATAATAGCTGGAATAGACAACTTCTGTAAAGTTATGAAAATTCAAGGTCTCGGTTCTAAGGTTATTGAAGGTCTCGGCTTAACTTCTATATCCGATGTGTATAGGATTTCAGAAAAAAACGCTGACGACAAGGTTGGAAAGTCACGAATAGGTCTAAGAAAGATAAAAAAATTAATAGTGGAAATAAAAAATTCTTATGGAAGACCTCTCTGGCAATTTATAGCCGCCTTTGGAGTACCTTCCATCTCTAAGACTACAGCAGAGGACATCTTCAAAGGTCTGGACTTAACCAACTATAGAGATAATTCTCTGACAGGAGCTAAGGAAGATAGCTTTAAGGCTTTTGATTTTACGGAATTAGAAAAAATATTTGTTTTTTGCAAAGAAACCCCTTGCAATTAGGTTAAATAAAGTGTATCCTGTAGCAATGAACCTAGGTTCATTGCTCTGAGAGGAGAGCAGTATGGTTAAACCCATCAAGAAAAAGGCTAAACCTGCACATAGGTCGATAGAGGATATTAGACTAGAGTACCTAGTTAGTGCAGAACAGATAACCGACTGGATGATAGATGGTAAGCTGAACACTTACAAGTTAGGTAATAAACTATATGTCACACAAGATGATATGTTCACGTCATGCATGAAAGACACTACTAAGAGAGATAAAAAGATTAAGACGGCAAGAAAGGCGGTAGATGAAGAGAGAGAGTTGGAATTACAACTCAAGGGGAAAGATATAAAAATAGATATGTTGCTAGACCTCGTCAAAGAGGGTTGTGCTGTCGCGGCTAATCAAAATGCAGTTTGGGCTAAGATATCATTAGATGTTGCCACACTAGAATTGAAACGTCAAGCATCTCAGCATTTACCCCCTGAACGATATTTTGAGATTATCTCGGAGTTGGTCAAAGAACCTACTGAAGCCCCTAGACCTATTTCAGGGTACACAGGAGAAGACCAATGAAAAAAATAGTCGAAGACGTTTTAGCCAAGACTAAGTGCATCTATAAGGAATGGTGCTGGCGGCTAGTATATACTTGTGTATTACAAGAGATTAAGTATAGCCTCAAAGAAGCACCTGACAGATTCGATGTCCTATGTGCTGGAAATCTAGCAGGTTTTGCTAATATATACCCTAGAAGTGGGGTGTATTGTAAGAACCTCCCTTATTTTGACGGACATAAGATGCATAATATATGCCCTGATAGCCTAAGGTGTGCAGAATACATCTACGAGTCTAACTTGCAAAAGAAAAGAGGTAAGTTTGGCAAAGCTAAGAACCTAAGTCATAATGTTAAAAGGGTGCGCAGTAGAATTGCTCCTTCAATACGAAGATCCATATATAGAGAGCATAAATTTAATTGCGTATATTGTGGTATTAACATCAATCAGAACACCCCCGATGGAAAAAAGGTGGTCATGACTATAGACCACAGAGTCCCTATCAATATGGGTGGTACAGACGAATATGACAACTTAGTCTTAGCCTGTAGGACTTGTAACAGCATAAAGAAAGATCAGATATGGAAGTTGGGGTGTAGAAAATAATGTTTAGTCCACACGAATTTATTTACAGCAAAGCTTACGTAGACTATAAACTAGCTCTAGCTAAGCACACGGGATACACTCCAGGTGCAGGACAATTAGAAGCACACAAGAGATTTGAGAGATTTCTAGTAATATGCGGTGGTGCGAGATGGGGCAAAAGTATGTTTGCTGGTTTTGAAGACTTTGTACAACTAACATTGCCGGGGCAACGTATATGGCAGGTGGGCCCACAATACACATTAGCAGAAAAAGAGTTTAATTGGGTGGTGGAGTTCTTATCTAGGACTTGCCTCAAGCAACTTGGTGGTGCAAACCTATTAAGTCAATGTAAAGTATCGATAAGCTCAAGAGGAAGTCAGCGAATCGAGACAGCTTGGGGTTCTTGGTTAGAGACTAAGACAGCTGAAAAACCTGCTAGTCTATTTGGGGAGTCCTTGACGAAAGTTACCTTATGTGAAGCGGCTCACATCAAGAAAAATATCTGGGATAGGATACTTAGAGCTAGACTAGGCGACTTGAATGGTAGAATGGTAGCCACATCAACACCTGATAAAAGTTCTGGACTCCTGTATCACATGAACAATAGAGGTCTCAATGATGAGTTTGAGGACTGGAAGTCTTTTAGCTTTGGCGTAGCAGATAATCCTACTTTTTCAAGAAAAGAACTTGAGATAGCTAAGAAAGAACTACCACCTAAGATATTTGCACAGCAATATGGCGGCGAATTCCTTGACCCACGTGAGAAAGTTATAGAAACTTTCTTTGAAAATGAGGTGGTTTGTGAAGAGATGCCAGCATCTGTATTCCACCTACCAACTTTCATCACTATCAAGAGAGCCTATAATAATCCGTCAGCATTACTAATACTCGCTGTAGATAGGAAAAACAGACTTGTCTACGTCCTTGGCGAAATATACAACTCTAAGACAAGATTACGAGATATCGAAGAAGATATCAAACGATGGACGGTTGGTCGTAGATTTGCAGGATTCATTACAGATTTTCAAGACCATAATGTCCAAAACGAAATCCGAAGTATGAACTACAATTATATGGAAGTTGCACCCGATAAATCTAAAACGTCAGAAGAGATTGACCGAATCAATACATTAAGAGACTTTTTTCGAGATGAGTATATACAAATAGACAGATCTTGCACTTCTCTAGTTGATGATATTGAGAATTACCGATATGATGACGTTGACGAGGATGATGACAAAAAGCAAAAAGAGGTTCCTAGTAAGTCTATCCACAAACAAGGTGTAGATGCGTTGGCTAATGCGATGACGCTGTTAAGAAGAACGACAGGAGGTGCATTCAAATGACAGAAAACAAGTATTTCTTGCCACCTAAACTGGCAAGAATGCAAGTTATGAATCGCTATATCCAAGACCTCAAAGCTGAAACAGGATACTATTGGGGTTGGATAGCGAATAAGTTAGCTGAAAATATAGATTGTGAGGATGTGTGGGAGATGCTACGATTTGATGAACGTGTAGCCGATTGTGCCTCCCATAGTGCATTAAAAGCTTGTGGTAGACAAGTAGAGGTTATCTGTGACTTACCTCCTCTGAGACGGCTACTTGAGCTTCAGACATCTAACATCAAGAATTATCTGAAAGGGCGTAAAGCTCTATTAGAGAAGTCCATGGTCTATGGTGCTGGTATAGCTAGAAAAGAGTTTGAAGACGTTGAGGATTTTGAGTTAGGTGTCAGTTGGCATCTAATCAAGAAACTTAAAGAGGTAGATATAAGAAGGTTAAGACTTGAACGTGAGACCCCTAAAATGCCTCCTTATTGGACTCTTTGGCATCCGCTATATGACCAGTATGTTATCCTAGAAGACAGAGCTAAGTCGCCAGATGTTATAATGGGTGGCGCACTCCAAGACTTTATTTGGCTTATTAATGATTTTGAAGAAAGTGAAGCCTACTTCATGGGTAAAGGTCACATACTGACTCAGCTGATATACTTGAAAAATGAGCTGAAGAAGAATTGGGCTGAACTTGCTGGATATTGGTCAAAGCCTTTCATCTTAGCTAAAATGAACATGGAAGCTGTCAATATGGATGCTAACATGGACGGTATTAATAACATACAAGAAGCCATAGAGATAGCGAGGAGGGCTTTCAATAAGCGTAGAGTAGAAGACAATATAATATTAATGGATATAAAAGAAGATATTGTCATTAAGGAGATGGGTTCTATAGGAGATAATATCATAGAGGGTTTCATTGAGTGGATAGACAAGGCTATCGATAGATTATTCTATAGCTCAACTTTAACTACTAACACTGACGGTAAAGGTAGTTATGCCTTATCTGATACTCATAAAGAAGAAGCTGACCACAATGTTTTCTTTAATAACTCAATATTATGTGAAGCCTTGAAGTATCAACTATACTTAGATACTGTATATAGAAACCAAAAACAATTACGCTATCTAGGTGTGGACGTTAATAGGATAACTGTCAACGACTTTAAAATTAGGTTGGTATAATATGAAATTCTTAGAAAAGTATAAATGGGAAATGAATCCAGATGGTACCTATACCATATTTGGTGTTCCTATATTTGCACATTATGATTCTACCGAAAAGAGGGGTGGTGTAGGAGAGGTTGAATCTAAAAGGATAATAGCTAACTTCCAAAAAGACGAGGACGTGGGCTTCTATCCTAGGGTTTTCATAGGTCATCATAATTTTGCATCAAAAGAAAAAGCTATGGATAATAGGACAGGTGCAGGATTCATAGATAACCTGACCGAGCGTGACGGAGTTTTCTTTTGTGATATATCTTTGATACCTAATGATGTATTTCAGGACATCAAGGAAAAAAGATACCCTTATCGCTCGTCTGAATATCTAGTGAACTCCAATAAAATAACAGGGCTGGCTCTTTTAGAGTCCCAAGAGCCCTTCCATAAGACACCACCTTTAATTCTTGAAGATGAAAGCACTTTAACATTTTGCCAAGACGGCGAAGTAGTACTATTCCAGAAAGGGAACGATATGCCAGAGGAAGAAAAGAAGGCAGAGGAACGTATACAAGAGGATGTCATATCAGAGAAAAAAGAGAATTTTTCTGATGGAGAGGCTGTACCTACTGAAGATGCCGAAGAAAAGGAAGTAGGGGAAGAGAAAGAAGAGGCTGAGCCTTTTGAAGCAACTGAAGAGCCAAAAGCGGACAAGATGGATAGTGTAATAAAAATGCTAGAAATATTAGTCAACGCTCTCGTAGAAAAAAACTCAGATGCAAAAGTGGAACCAGCCGTTGAGGATAAAAATATAGAAACACCACCAGCCTCATCTATTGCTTATCAAGAGCTGGAAAAAAAGATAGCTAATCTTGAATCTAATGCAAGAAAAGACATCTTGACTTTTCAACTCAGAGAAGTTTGCAAGGATAAAGGGCTTGGTGTTGACGAACAAATAGAGGTTTTCTCTAATTTCAGTAATGATAAAGCTCGTGAAGATTATCTAGGCACTTTGAAAAACCTAAAGATTGAAAATACAGTCCCTGCACACTTTATGTCTAGTATGGCACAAGAGGGAATGAGATTATTCCAAACTAGCCAAGGCGCGGAAAAAGAAGCTGTTCAAACTTTTGTAGGTGGTCAAGATGAAGCTAATGCAAAAAGAGCAGTTAGACTCTACCAAGAGACCATGAAATCTGGTGACGGCGAGAGAATCAAAATGTTCAACTCTTTAGCTTCAGACATAAAAGGCTTTGTAAACCTGAGTGTTCTAGCCGCTAAGACAGATGAGAATTACTTTAACAACTTAACTGTAAAGGTTTAATAATATGATAGAGAACAAAATAGATATCAGCCGCTATACTGGACTGATTAAGACCGCAGACACAATGATAATAGGTAATCCAGTACATTTAAACTCAGACAAGGAAGTTGAAGTTGGTGTACTTGCTGATGGTGATATCCCAATAGGTGTGGTAGAATCTGTAACAGCTAACTGGGGTGTGGCTAGTGACTTTGTTGGAGATGGAACAAAAGAAGTTACCGTAGTAAGTGGTATTATCTTAACAGGTATTACAGTTACTGGCGTGAGTGCTTTGACTGATACTAATGCTCCTGTTTACTTATCAGCCGCAAACGCATACACAGTTGTAAAACCTGCAAGTGGGTCAGCAGTAGGCTTTATATACAATTGGGTCTCTGGTACTAGTTGTGACATCTTTATGTATGGTCTCAAAGAGAATGCTGTAGGTAGTTCAGCAGGCAGTTTAGAAAACTTAGACCTAGGTACTCTAGGTACCTCAGCTACAGGTTTAGAAGCTGCTAATGCGGCTAGTCTTAATACTATTTTAGCAAAAGGTAATTTCAAAATTACATCTCTACATGCTAAAGCGGCGGCTTTTGATGCAGGTAGTGTAGCTGGTGCTCAAACTTTGACACTTGAAATTAATGGTGTGCCTACAACTGGTGGTATACTGTCATTAGGCTTTGGCGATAATGATGCCGCTAGCGATATGGGTGTTGCAATAGATGCTACAGCTATCACAGCTTTGAATGAAGTTGTTGAGGGCGATTCAGTAGAATTAACTTTGATTGCAGGTGGAACTGGGTTTACAGCTAGTAAAGCTGGTAAGTTCAATTTCTATGCAGTAATAGAAAGGGTGTAATTGATGCCTAATTCAGCTTTTACTTCTGCAATGCGTGCTGGCGTTACAGGAGAAATCAAGGATACTTTCAAGCAAGCTATGTATGAAGATCAGGTTATGAGAAATATCTTGTACCGTTTTATACCTACCTCAAAAGGCGATGCAAGACAGAAGTTACTATCCTTTAAATCTGCCACACCATTCCCTAGCCTATGGAAATATGGTGAAAGCAGGAAGTATAAAGGGATAAAAGATTATTTCTACTCAATGGAACTTTACAACTATGAACTTGCCATTACATGGAATAAGTTTGATGAGTTCGACGACCAGATTGGAGATGTTAGACAACAAGCTCAATCAGCTACTAACAGATTTTTCCAATTGCAAGACGTTCAATATACAGAATATCTGGACGGTGTCAAAGATTTAAATCCAGAACTTAAAACAGCTTGGACAGGCACTAGCTTATTCAATACTGTAGATGGTGATGGTAATGATTTATTTGGTGCTGTTGGGGGTAATATTATTTCTGGTCTTGGTACTGGTGCTGATGCTATACAAAAGAACTTAATGCAAGTTCAACGCCGTGGTATCTTAATGAAAGACCCTATTGCCAATAAACCTTTGTTTAGTCCTAAAGATTTAGGTTTTGAAAAGATGCATTGTATTGTACCTGCTAGCATGAATGAGGAATTCTACGTAGCTAGTCAGTCAAAATTCTTTAAGAGAAGTACTAATAACAATACTAGTGAAGATAATGTATTGCAACAGAAATTCAGTTACAGTATCAACCCTTATTTGGTAGATCAAAATGACTGGTATGTTGTGATTAACCACCCTTACTGGAAACCTTTCTTGTTGCGCGCTCCTGATTCTGTAGAGACTTTCATGGCAGATGAGAGCAATAGTGATTGGGCAAGGGATAGAGCTGAGTATGGTGTCTACATGAATGTTAGAACTGGTTTAGCTCCTTACATGCAGAATACGATTTTTAAAGTATCTAATACATAAGATATATATAAAGAGGTGTGGGCAACCACACCTCACACCCTTTAAGTTTTTAATATGAAAGATTAATAATATGTTTATCGAAGCTAAATCACCTGTGGGCATTAAAACCGAAATTAATATACATAAGATTGCAAAAGCAGATGTGCCTTTTAATAAAAAAGATAAGACTTTTAGCTATGTCACTACCTTAAAACCAGACGCGGCTTACACTTACCTCACTATTGCAGGTGTCATATTCTCTAAGAAAAGTTATCCCGTAGAAGCTGCTGAAAGTAAAAATGCTTCAAGACGTTATAACAGTCAAATACAAACAGTGCAAATGAGTGAGAGACAAGCCAAGTATATAATAGATAGGTCAAAGAAAATAGTTAGGAGTGTAGAACAAGACGGTACTAGGACAGATGTAAGATATTCAGATATGATAATACTTGAGAAAGTAAGTGACTTCATAGACACTAGTGTAGAGGCTAAAGTCGCCAGAAAGCTAAAAAGCTATGGCAGTAATTGATGAGATTAAATTGAGGTTCGGTACTGAGACATTAGTACAGCTTACTAACCATAATGAAGATAGAACAGCTACTACTATAAACGATATAAGATTGCAAAAAGCTATAGATGATGCCGCCGCTGATTTCCAAGTCAAGACAGGTTTTGCGTTTCAAGGAGATGTAGCAGAGCATTTAGCTATTATCTGTAATGGTACTATCTTCAAATTACAGTTTTATAAAGATTTTGATAGTAGTTTGACTAGTAGCTTAGGCAGGGATTTTTATGGTGCATTGGCTAGTCTGGCTAGACGTAAATCTATGCTATTTAGAAACATGACTGATGCTGATGCTAGACAGGCTGAGAACCCTTGTGATAGACCTTTCAGACGAGATTTAAAAGTTTTTAACGCTAGGAGGCGATAATGGGCAGTACAGTAGGAGCTGGATATTTAAGACTAAAGAAGACACCGCCTGTAACAGTAGATCTTGTTGTCTCAACAGGTGTAGCTACTGAGATAGACACCTCTCTAGACATGGTGTCTCACTTGAGTCTCTTTAGCTATGCGGCTTTCCACATGACATGGGCTTCAGATGCTTCAGAAGCGGCTACTAGAATAGCCAATGATTCCACTAGATTAAGTAGACCAGCAGGGAATCTTGAGATAGATGTGAGTGGTAATACTCAAAAGCTATATGTCAGATCACAAGGTGCGGCAGTAGTTGCAGGGTTGTCATATTTTATGAGTGAACCTGATTAAGGAGTTTTAGATGGCATATCCAGCAGATGGTTGGACGGAAATGAAGTATGTTGTCCAGCTTTTAGATGAGCTATTCAAGTTTGGTAGCTTGAATACTGCTAACTTCAAAGGCATCTTAGACAACATTAGAGCGAACTATGTAGGAGATAACATACAAGGGACAGATAAGGCTATTGCTAGTTTAAGAAGCTCACTATCTAACCTAATGAGTCAGGTTACAACATTAGATAGCTTGATAGCTGAACTAGCAAAAAGAGGATATAACTCTAAAAGTACCAATATAGAGGGTTACTTAAATGATATCGTTGATGGTATGGCAGTTGCGGGTACTACTCTAAAAGCAAGAGGCTACACTTATGCTACTAGGTAATAATATTGAAGTAGGCTACTATGCAGGAGTTACCACTGTAGCAGAATGTGTAGCAGATAAAAATATGTCAGGTGTAAGCGTAGGAGAGGAAAATTTCAATATCTATGGCTCAGGTGTATCAGGTATTGACAACATAGATTTAGGTAGCTCTCCTAATACTAATTCAATCCTAGTTTTACTGATACTGCGGGGACAGATGGGGTTGACAGAAGTTTTAGTAATTGGGAAGTTAGTTCAGGAGTTAATTTTGCAAGTGACACAACTAACTATTTTCAAAACGACCCTTCTCTGACAACTGGATATGGAGCTAAATTTTTAGCCAATGCTAAGCTTACTCAATATCTAAGAACGCCATCAGGTAGTAGCTTTAATTTGTTATTAGACAATAGATTACCTTATTTCTACATTGTGAGGTTCTACAGAGAATCAAATGCAGATGGCACAATAACATTAAGGCTAGGTACTAAGACAGCGACCTTCACGGTTAATGCTTATGCTAATGCTGCTTGGCATGAAATTTCTATAGGTACTTTTGACTCAGATGGATATTATAGAAACTTCAAAGAGGATTACAATAATCAGGGTGTTAGAGTAGAGGTAGAACTGACAGGACATACAACAGGCACTATAACTGTAGATGATGTAATCTTGAGACAAGCTTATCTGTGGGATGGCAAGCCGATAATGATAACTTCAGGTAGAGATGATTTCTTACTTGGTGACACAAACTTATCCTGATGCCTGATATTAAAGAACTTGTTAGAGCTGAAGGGTTTCTATATAAGAACCCAACATCTCTAACAGACCCAACAGGGTATGGTACTTGTCTTGGGTATACTATATCAGGAGTGGATGTATATACAAATGATGAGATAGAGTACAGAGTAAATGAAGAGAACGGTAACAATATATGGAGGAAATTTCATCTAGGTAATAGACCTAAAGTATTGTCTATGCTAAGGAATTACAATGCTGATGTTATAAGTGTTGTTGGTCAAGGTCATAATATAGGTTCTAAACTAAGTATATCATCAGGGTATAGTATAGGAGAGGATATAACTAACCAGACTTGTTCTTTAGCTTTTATCCCTAAAAATGTGGCTTACCCTTGTGTATATGTTAAGTATGCAAGTGCTAAAATATATGGAGGCTCATCTATTAGCTTTGGACATAGCAACTACACAGTGTTTCCTTTGGAAGTAGAGTGTCTAAGCCTAAAACTATTTGGAGATGTGAAAGTAGTTAGCAGCTATGCCAAAGCTTTTGGTAGTAGGCTTAGATACCCCTCGGCATTGATTGTAGTCTCAGGTTTTCTTTCTGATTCAGAACACCCCGGTATAGGAGAGCAAAGTTTTTCCGTCATATCCTTAGTGAGCAATAAGACGGATGTATATGGGGAAAACCTATACACAGGTAGCGGAGAATCCACAGGTTTACATCAAGTCAGCCGTAAAGTTTTAGAGGCAATAACTGAGATCCAAAGTATCTCAGGTAGCATAAATATACAAGAAGGGGCTTCAGGAGGCACTAAATTCAATAGCCCTAATAATACTATTGTCTACCGAGAATTTAAATGCTCTGTATTACTAGAGGGAGTGTAGCGGTATGGGTAAAGTAGAAAAGGAGGTTAGCCTAAAGAAACAAAGAGTGCTAGCCGCTTTAGACTCCATACTCCAAGCTTTAAAGCCTACAACCAAGGCAAGTAGAAAAGAGATGATGCGAGCTAAAGTTAAAAAGATAGCTCTAAAAGAGGGGACTAAAGGGGTTAAGAAGTTTAAGATTGCAAAGAAAAAGAAGGATAGGGGTTTTGGCGCAAGAGTTAAGAAACAGCTACTTACTACAGCCACGGCTTCTGCCTCTTCATTAGCTATAGGTTACACTAAAGAAGTAGTGCTTGCAGATTTTTTTAAAAAGTTCTCCTATGAAAGTTCTAGAAGGTCTTCTAGAAATAAGATGGTTGGTGGGAGCGGGATGGAAGGCGTTAGGTTGACCAAAGAGCAACTAAGAGAAATAATAAACAGGACAACTGAAATTTCTAAAAGAGCAGAAATTGCTAACAAAAAGACAAGACAGGTTGAAGGGGAGGCTGGATTTTTTGGGATAGTGGCTGATAAGCTAAAGCAAAATTACTTTTAGGGGGCTGGTAATGGGTAAAGATATTGAGACTATTATGAGGGTTATTAGAGCCTCAGTTGGTATGGATAACCCCTCAGACACTACAAAGGGAGCTGATGACTCTGACTCCGCACAACAAACGTCAGATAAATTAGAGGATATCTCCCAAGCTATAAAGGCACAGTCAGCGAGTAGCAAAAAGCAAGAGACTGAGCTATCAGGATTAAAAGAAGCCCAAACACAACAAATGTTGGGTGAGGCTAAAGAAGATGCGGATAAGATGTCTGCGTATGACGAAGCTAAGAACAATAGTTTCAAATCAATATCCTCTGTTGCAAAACAGAGGGCTATAGGCAAGGGTACAGATGTACTATCCAAGGCTTTAAGAACAGGTTTTGGTGCTGCAGCGGGGGATTTAGGGGCTTTAAGTGAGTTAGCCCAGAACACTATACTTCACGACCCAATACAAGACCTCAATTCTATAGTATCTCAAAGGCAAGCCACCCAAAACACAGTAGAAAACCTAACTAGAGGCGGTTTAAACCTTTCTAAGGAGGAGAGAAGTTTAATAGCCAACTACCAAGAAAACTTACATGCCACTTCTAGAGATAACATAAGAGATGCAGAAGAGATGGATGGTAAAGATAGTTGGATATCTACTTTTAAATATGTGTTTGGGGGCGGCTCCGACTACATAAAGACAGGGAAAAATGAGTATATAGATTCTATAGATGTCAGGTAAGAAAGGTAATTGCAATGGCTAGCGTAACATATAATGGGGTCACAGGAGAGTTGTCAGGTAAGTATAGTCATACACACTCTCAAAAAGAGTTTAGTTTCAGTGGGACTATTTTGATAAGTGGTTCAAGCATACATGCAGAGGCAACCATACTAGAGAGTAAACTGAGGGAAATTAATAAGGACTTCAAGCTGATACAGGGTGGGGTTACTGTAATAGAGCTAAAAAGTTCAGATGGGACAGGATTCTTAGCCAGACCATCCCTATCAAAGATACCTAATGAGTTGTCCTCTACTAGAACAAGAGAATATGACTTTTCAGTAACGGTACAACTGCCTGATGCCGATAATCTGTTGTTAAGAGAGGCTAACTTTAAAGTAGAGTACTCTCCCAGTAGACAAAAATCTATAACTTTTTATGGAGAGTATACGGCAGGTGAGTCTGATAATGCTATTGATATCTATCTAGCAAGGTTCACTGCTTTTATTACATCTATATTAGCTAAGTTCCCTGCTCTACGGTGGAAAAAAACATCTGAGAAGCTAGATGTAGTTAGGGAGCTAACCTTATTAACCGCTACTGTAGTGTATGTAGAATCCCTAATTGAAGAGTTCAGCGATGATACCCTAGATTCACTAGTAGACCTTAATGTTGAGTACTCTTTGCAATATCAGAATGAGACAGAGGGATCCCCTATTAACTATGAAAAGGGTTCTTTAGGTGCAGTAGTAGGGGCTTCAGGTTCTGCTAGTGTGGATTCAGAAATAGGCACTGAGGTATATCTGAATAACTTGTACACGAATGGAATAAGGAACTTAATTCTAGGCAACTTAGAAACTATGATACTATCGTCAGGTATAAGAAACTATTCCAACACTAGAAGATACATGGTCTCGGACTCTCATAAAGTAGACCCCTACTCTAATAAGATATTCTTTGAAATCTCTTTTTGGGTCTCCACTTCAAGTAGCGCAATATTAATGTACAAAGAGGAAATATCTATCAAGACGGATAGCAATGAAGTCTATAGGAAAGTTTGGGATGGCGAAGACTACTCCTATAGTGTGTATAGTCCAGGTAAAGATAAGGTAATCAATAGGTCTATGTCTATGGCTACCATACAAGACACCCCACTCATACCCGCACCATTAACCAAAGGTTCGCTGCCTAATACTGTTTTAAAAGGGGAAATACGTAAGATATCCGAGAGTGAGAAGAGGGGGAGAAAATACTTAGGTGGTAGTGCGCCCAATGAATACAAGGCTGTGATAAACTTTCTAGCCTATTCTGACCAGTATAAGTATGTGGAAAGAATAGATGAGCAGGAGATATTCTAATGACCGTATTAAAGATAAATGATATTCCAGCTTTGGCTCAAAATTTCTCTTGGTCTATTACTTCAGGAGCTAAACCATTCTTTACCGAAATAATGTTTAGCAGTGAGCATGAGAATAGTTTAAGTGCTTTGGTAGGTACTATAGTAAGTTTGACGGTAGAGGCTACTGGTGGTACTGCCAAAATGGATGAGAAGCACACTTTAAATATAGATGAGGTGTATCTAACACAAACTAAAAAAGGTATGCAGGGGACAACCATAGTAGTGATAAAGGATATCCGACATGCTATGACAGGGAAAAAAATCACTTGTTGCTACAATAAAACTAAAACCAAGAATGAGCGAGTATCCTTGCTAGATATCGACACTGAGGGAGACCCTGCCAAATTAAGAGCTTTGACCTTACTAGGAAAAAAGGGTAGGTACTTAGACTGGACAGTCCACAAAGACACTAAAGACCCTTTTACTATGTCAGAAATACTATCGAAACTATTTAAAAAAGCAAATATCCTTAAATTTATAGTTGATAAGGATATCCAAAAAGCTGACTACATTTTAGAGAATATAGTTTTTGATGGTAGGGACATGTACCAAACTATAGATTACCTCCTAAAGCTTTGCAGAATGGGTCTCTATGTTGACATTAGTGGTACCTATCATCTATACTCTATAGATTTCCCAGATGAAGGTTTTGCCACCTTCAACAAACTAGCTAAGCTAAACAAAGTTACTCCTTCTGTACCTTATCAAGATGATTTTCTAGGTGTCCGACCTAAAAAAATAGAGGTGTTTTTTAGGAAGCTGAGAGAGATTAGGTTTGTAGCCTATGACGGTGTTATAGATGTACTTGACAATCCCTATGCAGTACCACCCATAAAGGACGTATATGACCAGCAGGCTATAGATGATTGGAATATTGTAGGTTGTGTGAATGTGGTAAAATTAGGAATCCCAATAAAGAACCCTGTAAAATTACCGGGAGAGTGGCTGCATGTAACGCAGTACCTTAGATGGTTCCAGATTGATAGGGCTCACTTCCTATCCTCTTTTATGTCACAGGTATATCTTCAGTTGTACGCTATCAAGCTATATAAAGGGGTTATTAAACTTGCGGATATGGGTATCTCTAGACCTACTTCTGTATCTTCTGCCATGCGAGTTGCTAGTTTAATACTTAACCCTCTATATGCTAGCTTCAGAACTTTATATATGATAGACCCCTACATAAAAGACAGGATAAAAAAGTTTGAATCTTTGAGGGTTAAACTTTCAACTACATATAGGAAGCAAAGATTACCAGCAACAGTATATTGTGACCACTCTTTTCTTTCTTTACGTGCTAATCCCTATGCTAAAAAACAAGCTACTGAGTTTGAACAGATGTCATCCTCTTATACTTTAAATACTGAGGATAAAAAAAGAGAACACCCTAGCCCTTTCGGTGTTAGTATAGTAAGTCAAGAGCTAGGCATTTTTAAAATTACTGTTCCTGCTGATTATCAGGGTGCTTA